TGTGTTGTGTGGACCCTTACGGCATCCATTACTAATTATACAAGATACGAAAAAAAGAGGAGGGGTAAAAACCCAACCTCTTTTTAGGGTGTTCCGACTTTTGTAGAGTGCCGCACGAATGGCACAGGATTATTTATTCTGCTTCTTGAGTTTTTCCTTTCTTACCAATATTATATTTCTGTTCCAGAATCCAATCACCCTTGTCCTTGTAAGCAAGAACTTTGATTTGATTGAGTGGTGCGATATCGGTTACAGCATCTTCCTTAACGACCGTAATTAGTCCCCAATCTGCAAGAAGACGAACAATACGATTACGTCTTTGAACATCATTCACTGTTAGATTAGCGTGTTTACCATCAAGGGCAAACAGTTCTTTAAAGTGAACAATAAAATACCTACCCTGCTTATGTAGAATATGGCAGGATTGATAGAGTTTTTTCTCCTTTCTTGATGCAACTCCGATACGAGTCAAAGTTTCACGAACTTTCAGAAAGTCATCAGGTTCATTAAGAATTACCTCTACCATTTGGTCTTGCGACCATTGAACAGTAGGTTCTACCGTAGTAGTCATTTTTTTCCTCCAATATCAAGTCGTTGTTTAATGAAAGTAAGTTGTTCTTTTGTCAGGATTTTCAGTGCTTGGGATGCTTTTTCATTACTATAACCATAGTATTGTTTGACACATTCTAAGTCGTTGACTTTATCCTTACGGAGCCAGGGAGAAAATCTCTTCCGTTTCCTAAGAGTATTTAGATAAAACGAATATTGCATATCTTTATCAAGTTGATGATGAATATTCATTTCATTTGCATACATCACACAATCAATATGTCCCGACAGACAACGGTTGATAATGTAAGGTGGATATTCTTTAATATTCTCCGATAGATCTTCTTTTGTAAGATTAATCGAGTTTAACCAATCCTTCAGTTCCATAGTTCATCAATAACAATTCTTTTCTTGTTTTTTGTTCTCGCATGTATTCACCAACGGAACGCATAGTATAAGTTAGATCAAACTCAGCAACATTCCAATTATTGAATCTATCCTTTACCAACTGGTCAGAGTTATAACTAATCAATTGATGCATAGAACACTTATCACAGTCACTAGCAAACCTATCGTGATCAAATCCTTTGTGCATTGATCCTTTGTTCCCATAGAGATTATCCTTAATATCATAAGGAGGATCAAGATACAAAAAAGTATCAGGTGCTTCATCCATCAGATAATCGTAGGAGTAATTAGTTATACGCCAATTTGCAATCAGTGCAGAATACGAAGGCAACTTTTCAATCCCTCGCAAACTGAAATTGGAATTGGATGCTTGCTGCGAAAAGGATGAGATTTCTGTGAGACCACTGAAACTGCACTTATTGACAACATAGAAAGCCACAGCACGATCAATGCTTGACAAACTTTGGTCATTGATCTTCTCCTTGGAGGAAAGGAATAAATCTTTCGCTAACTCTGGAGTATTATTTGCTGTCTTTAAATCTACTAGTTTGTCCTTAAGGTCAGTTCCAAACATCTGGAGTTGTTGCCAGAAGTTTACAAGAGGTTCATATAAATCATTCACCCAAATATTTAACGTGGGATACTTCTTGGTGACATAAATCGCAACACTTCCTCCTCCAAGAAAGGGTTCACGAAACTCTCTGTAATCACGAAGATCTGGAAAGTAAGGTCCCATCTTCTCACAAGCACGGGACTTTCCTCCAGGATATCTAAGCGGCGTCTTAAGAGATTTCATTCAAACTCTCCAGTTTTATTTTCCCTTTGCACTGGTGGATATGGGTCATAAGAAGGATCGACTTCACAAGACACACGAATATCAGTGCTCTTGGTTGCTTCTGCCATCTCACGATAACCAGTTCCAACATAGATTTGACCACCCACTACGGCAACCGCCATAGCACCCCAGAAGATGTAATACCACTTAGATTTTACTTGATGTCTCATTTGAATTCACACTCCACTCTATTTTCAAATCGTTGGATTTCATTTGATTTAAAAGACGATCCATATAGTTTACCACATTTGAAATCAACTTTTCTAACGCGATCAATCTGACCATTTGGTAAATTTCTATTGCTAACGGGAAACTTCAATATATCCTTTTTCCAAGCAATAGCAAACTTAGTTAGATCGTTATTAAACCAAACCATACCAAATTGAGGATATTTTGTAAGATACTTTGATTTTCTATCAAGGAAACTTAAGCACCTCCAGTTAGAAGGCCAATCATCTTTCCACGTTTTACACCTCTCAAGATCAAAAGCACATCCAAGTTGACCGTTATGATATACACCAATATCTACACCATATTGACCAAATGGTTTTTCAACAATTTGATATTCGTCAGAATATTTGCTACGAAGAAATTTTACAAATACTTTGCTTTCATTTGTATCATCAAAGGAATCATTCCGATCATCAAATGTTCCGTATTCAAGAATAGTGTCCTTAGTAATATTCTTCATTTGAACTCACACTCCACCATTATTTCAGTTAATGCTGCTAGGAGGTTAATCTCTTGATCAGCCACGAACGCACATTGGTATTGATACTTAGCAATAACAAGAACGGCAGCAGGAATAGACTGGGGTAAAAGGCAATCATAAGCGGAGTCATAAACCCTGCGAAGAAGACTAGAAGCATCGTTGTCCAGGTTGGAGACCACCCACTTACGAACTTCTGGGAAGTTTTTTTCTTTGAGATATTTGATGAGATCATTTACCTTTACATCACTAAATGTTGCAAGAATGCCCGAATTGATTTCTCCTCCCGACGAATAGCGTTGGCACTCATTGAGGACTCGTCGCCAATCGGGGAAGTGTTTGTTAATAAGTTCAAGTAGAACTTTGTTCTCAAACTTGATACCTTCCTTTTGAAGGATGTCTTGAAGTCGTCCATAAAAACCTGCAGCAAGGTTAGCTTTCTCCTTCCCTTTGATATTGAAGTCCACCACAGCACATCGGGAGTGGAGAGGTTCAATGATTTTGTTTTTATAGTTGCAGGTGAAGATAAAACGACAGTTATTACTAAACTCCTCAATAGACGCCCGTAGGAGGAGTTGTACGTCGTTGGTTGTGTTATCTGCCTCATCAATGATGATGACTTTGTGTTTAGCAGTTGACGAAAGTGAGACGGTCGAAGCGAAGTTCTTCGCAGTGTTTCTGACAGTATCAAGGAATCTACCTTCATCGGATCCATTGATGACATATACATCTACTCCTAGTTCATTGCAAAGTGCTTTTGCTACGGTTGTCTTACCACACCCAGCAGGACCAGCAAGAAGCAAGTTGGGAACCTCTCCTTTATCCAGGAAATCTTTAAAAGTTTGTTTGGTTGCATCAGGAAGAATGCAATCATCAATAGTCTTGGGGCGATAACGTTCTACCCACAAAAATTCATTACGACTCATAATCAAATCCAATCAGGTTTTTTCAAATAAGAACTAGGGACAATCTCCCACCATTCTTTCCCATCAAAAATATACACCTTATGTGTATGCTTGTCAAGAAAAAAATCACCTTTTTGATAGTTCATATCCATTCAGGTTTTCGTTCTGGCATACGAAGATAATTAGATGCAACCCAAGGTTTGGATGCGATATACATCTTGTAAGCAGTAAAAGTGTCAATGCTTGTGTCAAGCTTATACTCATCTGGCATAGCACGGGCAAATGGAGTTACTTCGGTAATCTTTCCTCTAGGAAACAAGTAGAAAGCATCTACAAGTGTCTTATAGCAGGAATGAACTTTATTATACCGTAAAGTGTATTCATCGCACAAATTAAGTCCATGTTTAATTAACCAATAAGCATTATGGATATTTTCCATCGCCCATTTGGTGCAAGGATGATTGCGGAATGCTCCTTTATCGGTCTTATAAGGAGTATGATCAGTTTTATACAAGGGTCCATAACTATGTCCCCATTTATCAGATGCTACAATAGAAAGCATTTGACAGCATTCTAAGGGCATTTTAACAATATGCTTGTCTGGGAGGCAGATAGCACTCTCAGCAGGCCAAGGAGAAGTCACAAAGATGTTCATTGTATAAACTTCATAATGTAGTTCGCACCCCATTGTAAATGTTCTGGAGCAATCTCAGTGATATGCTGTGACAAAACTTTTTGTGCTTCTATGATTCTTTCTTTACCAAGAACATTATACATGATGATTGAGATCCTCATGAACTCATCAAAGTCCTCTTCATTTGTTTTACCACTCAAGTACAATTCTCGAATGTATTCAAACATATCTCTGAAATCATCACCAAATACAATAGTTGTTTCTCCAAGAGGAATTCTACCTCTTTTGATACATCCCATGCTGAACTTCATTGCCCGTCTAGTATCTTCAATTGGTAGAGCGTAATCTGCTTGATCACGGTAAGCATATTGAATAATACCATTACTACATTCAATCACACGGAGAAGAGCAAGATTATTTTTTTGCTCTTCGGTAAGTGCTTCAAATGTTTCTTTCCAATTTTTCATCCGAAAGTAGAATCAGGTTCCAGAGCAATATAATAGCAAAGGTCATGGTTCTTAGAAGTGAATCGTGACAGAAGTTTTTGAGATACAACTACTTCATAAGTTCCAGGAAGAACCTTGATATTCTCAACCTTGAAGTTGAAAACAAACTCAGAATCAGTTTCACCAACAACGATTGCAAAATCATTAGAAGTATCGTTCTTTTTATCACGAACAACCAGTTTTACAACACCTGCTTCACCAACGGCGGAAATATCAGGAAGTTGATACACTGCTGCTGCTTTTAGAAGCTTGTCCAGTTGCTCAGTGCTCAGTTCAAAACAAACATCCTCACTCGGAAGAACAATGTCCTTTTCAGGAGGAGTAATGATTACACTCGGATCAGCAAAGAAATACTTTGAACGCATTTTACCTTCACGGATAACAACATATCCATCATTAACAAAATCCAGTTCAGGACTTTGATGCAGACCAAGACCATTCAGAAATTGATTAAGGTCGTAGATACCAAAATCTTTAGGAAGTTCTTCAGTAATAGTTGCTTCAGCAAGAATATTCTTCATCACACTAATAGTGCGAAGTTTGTTTCCTTCACGGAAAAGAATAGATTGGTTAATAGAAGAAAAGTTCTTGAGAACAGAAAGAGTTTTATCAGAAAGTTTCATAATCAATAAGGAAAGTCAGAGGTAGTGTTTTTGTGAAGACCAGCGAAGTGGTACAGAAGAATACAATAATGGATTGCTTTCAGAATGTCCATCTTGGATTTACCATTCTTCTTACCAAAGCGAGAGAGATACTTGATGGCATTTGAGCGAGTAAATGCTTCAGAATCTCCAATACTTTCAATCAAATCCAATGTTTGAGTTTTAGATTGTTCGGAAGTATAGTGGGAATGATAAGTACTGGAAAGATATTGCTCAACCTCCTTCAAAGTTTTGTCTTCTTCGTATTTCCAGAATCCATTCTTATTTGTATCTTCAGTCATATTCAAATTAAAAGTGATTGTGTCGGGAGAATAATTATTATCAAAGTAAGAAAATGGAACAGATTGTGCTGCGTAAATAAAATCTTGAGCACCACTGAGAGAAATAGTATCAGTTCCTTCACCACCAAAAATTATAGTGTTCTCCCAATTAGTAGGAAGTGAACTTTCATAAGTGCTCTCAAAGTTTTCAGACATTGTATTTCATAGTAAAGAACAAAGAAAGGAGGCACATTGACCTCCTTATATTCTATCAAACGGAATGATATGTGTCAACGGATTCTGTAGAAGGCATTTGGAAATCAGCATCCACTTTATCATACAATTCCAGGAAAGCTTGCTTGGTTTCGTCATCAAAACGATTCACGCAAACTTGGATTGCCTTTGCTTTATCTTGGAAGATGCTGTAAGCACGGATGATATGTACAAGACGGCGGGTGCTGATGATTTCCTCAATACCACCATCATAGAAGGTCTTGCGGATGATATCACCCCAATCCACCAAACGCTTACAGAAATCACGATCTTCCACACCCAGATCCAGAGAAACACCTTCAAGGATCTTCTGCTCAATGCTAGGAGCAGGATAGGACTGCTCAAAGGTCACAGGGAAACGCTCAAGGAATGCTTCGTTGAGAATATTAGTGCCGATGAAGCGTCCATCATCAGAACCCTTACCCTTAGTGTTTGCGGTAGCAATCACATTGAAACCAGCGGCAGGTTTCACCCAACGACCAATCTTTTTCAGGAAGACACCTTTACCCTCTAGAATGGACTGAAGGCAGAGGATCTTGTTAGATGCGAGGTCGATCTCATCAAGGAGAAGGATTGCTCCTCGCTCAAGTGCTTCAATGACGGGACCGTTATGCCATGCAGTGTTCCCATCAATAAGCCTAAAACCACCGATAAGGTCATCTTCATCAGTTTCAATCGTAATATTTACACGAATCAATTCACGCTTAAGTTGAGCACACGCTTGCTCCACAGAAAACGTTTTACCATTACCCGACAGACCCGTAATGAACGTAGGGTAAAAGAGACGGGACTGGATAATTTTTTTAATATCCGAAAAGTTACCAAACTTGACGAAGGTATCATCTTTATCAGGAATGAGATTTTGTTCGATAGGAGGAACCACAGCAGGTGCTTGGAAGGTACGTTCGATCTCTTGAACTTTTTGTTGCGTCACTTCAAGATTCCATTTACCACGACCAACTTTAAACTGATCAAGTTTCTTAGTAACGGTTTGATAGTTAGCATCGTTCAGATTACACCAGGCACGAATATCAGCCCCAGTGACGCTATTGCCATACAGGTTTTGAAGGGAAGTGCGGATGTAGTCGGAGGAGAGTGCCATTCGTTTGTTTCGTTTCAACCTAGTCATTATAAACGAAAAAGGGGGTCATAAAGACCCCCTGTGGTCAGTTTGCCAACTGGTTCTTGAGTTTCTCAAGGTACTCTTCACTTGCAATATGACCAGTATAACCAGGGTAATACTTATTAACCAAAGCAGGAATACCCATAGCAGTGATACTACTATTGCACTTAATCCATACCTCTTTAGTATCGTATTTTACTACATGTTCAAAAGGGAATTTTTGTTTCATGCTACCAAGGAAATAAATTCACCAAGAACTTTTTTATTTAGTTTTTTAGTTTTAAGTGATTTAACAAAAGCAGATTTAATTTGAGATTTGGTTGCGTCCTCAGCAACTTCAAACTCAGATTCTTGAGAAAGTGCAGTTGCAGACAACCCAAAGTATGCATCATATCCAGAGTTAGTAATAGTAAAACTCCTCATCTTTTTCCAGT